TTAGAATTAGGTCCTGTGCCCCGATAGTCTTTCTTGGAACAGACTCATCTCGTTCAAACTCCACATATAAATCATCGAACCTGTCAGTACCAAAGGAATCATACAGACCCGGTACGTCATGCGGTGAGAAGAGGCTAATCTCTCCATTCTGGATGAAACGTTCGTAGAAAATCTTTGAAATTTGGATTGAGTAGTCAAGTTTTCGTACCCGATTGTCTTCTGTGCCTTTGTTGTTCTTGAGAACAATGATGTCCTCTATCTCTTGATGCCAGATTGGAAAGTGGACAGTCGCTGACCCACCTCGGACACCGTTTTGTGTGCAGCATCGTACAGTTGATTCAAACTTTTTGAGGAAGGGGATAACACCTGTGTGTTGAACCTCTCCGCCTCGGATTTTAGCGTTGATGCCACGGATTGCACCTGCGTTGATACCGATACCCGCCCTTTGTGCAACGTATTTGCCAATAGCCATATCAGAGCTAAAGATACTATCGAGGGTGTCAGCAACATCAACAAGAACGCAAGAAGCAAATTGTCGAAGGGGTGTTCTGACGCCTGCCATGATGGGCGTTGGGATGTTGATCTTGTGTTTGCTGATTGCGTCGTAGTACCGTTTGACATATGACAGGCGAGTCTCTTGGGGGTAGTTAGCAAACAGAGTTGCCGAAATCATCATATACATTTGCTGAGGAGTCTCAAAGACTTCCCCATTACTACGATCTTGGACCAGATACTTATCAACTACTTGACGGAGACCGGCAAAAGTAAACAGATAGTCACGGTCGTGGTCAATATAGGTGTCAAGTATTGCGATCTCTTTACTGTCATACTTATCTAGGATGTTTGCATCGTAAACACCCATCTCAACACACTTAGAAATGTGTCCCTGCAGAGGTGGAATGTCATCAATCAAACCGTAAAGTTGTTTACGGATGGAAAACAGGAGCAAACGAGCAGCAACAAACTGGTAGTTAGGTACTTCCAGAGAAATAAGATCCGAAGCAGATTTGATCAAGATTCCTTGGATCTCAGCAGTGCTGATACCATCAAAGAACTGAATGCCTGATTGAATTTCTACTTGAGATGCAGAGACGCCAGCGAGTCCTTCGCATGCTTTCTCTACCATCAAATGCATCTTATCAAGGTCTAAAGGTTCAATAGAACCGTTACGCTTTACTACCTTGGTGCCGTTGCTCATACCCGTTTCCACGTTTGAAGTTTCAATGTCGCCTCTAATCCTTTGTAGGTATTAGATTCTATCAGATTTTGGACATCCTGTCCAGCAAGATGCATGTCATTCAAATCCTTTTCATGAACTGATGATGGAAAAATAACTACCGGATACGACTTTGCGATGGTCTTAGCAATTTTAGAGACGATCTCCCTGGAACGGGGCTCGTTGTCATAGACGAATACGAACTTATAATCCATAGTGCCAAGGTCAACATCGCTACCACACATAGCGATAGAGTTCCCAAGGAAAGTGGAGTCAAATGGTCCTTCTGTGACGTAGACGGTCTCTTTTTTGTCAATTTTATCTAACCCGTAGATCTTTGGATGTTCCTCATCAAGCATCATGGTGAGATATTTAGGTTGCACATAATTGTCCAACGCCCTACCCTGAAACCCAATTAGTTTTTTACTCTCACTGTACATTGGTATGACAATACGTGCATGATCACGTGTAATGTTGTCATACGTAGGTTTGTATGTGTTGCAGAACCTCTGAAACTTTTCAGCGTAGAAATAATCCTTTGGATCTAGACCACGTTTGGTCAAATACCTTACAGAATCTGCATTTTCAGTTGCTCTAGGTAAGTCCATCTTCGTTTTGAAGACTGGTTTTTTACCTGTATACACAAAGTTAGGAGCAACTGATCCAATGCCAGTGATCCCTTCCTTATACCGCTCAAGAATGTACTGATCGTACAGTTGACGGTCCCTGTCTTTCAGGAAATATGTAAAAGACCTTGACTCACCACAGTTATGGCACTTGAAGTTGTAGTCAGTCTTTACTTGGTATATGTATCCTCGTGTCTTATTCTTGTTCTTCTTGGAGTCCCCACAATAAGGGCACCGAAACGTGTATAGATGATCCTTTACACGTTTGAACTTGTCGAGACGAGCTGATACCAACCCAATGTATTTGGCATCAATGTGGAGCACGTTACCGTGTCTTACTTCGCTGTCACCATAGCACTAGTGGACTGAGGTGTCAATAGAGAAAAAAATCTTACCCCAATAGGGGAGACAGCGATGCTAATGATCGTAAGAGCACCAGCGATGCTCCACATCTTCTTCTCAATTGACCGGAGACGCAAATCAACTAGACGAATATCACGCTCACACCCATGTTTGATCTTCTTTGTTTCCTCTTGAGTGAAAGCACGAAGTTCATCAATTTTATGAAACAAAACAGAATCAATCTCATCCTGTTTTGAAAGTTTTTCGTTATGGACAGCAAGGAGTTGACCCATCTTTACAGAATTATCCTGCAAAGATTCAACAACCTTTTCTAATCTCTCTAGGATAGCGGTATTGACTTGGTCTTGATTCACTTCGGCATCCAAGTTTTACGTGAACGTGGTCCTAGGTAAGCGTATTTCTTTTTTTTCCTCCGCACCGGAGGATCGTCACCAGCTTCTTGAGAACCTGCAATCTTTCCCCCCGAAATACTATTCGTGGGGACATCCTCTCGTAGAATATTTAGAATCCTTTGAAGCTTGGCGTCATCCATCAGATCGAATTTAGTATAGAGTATACTTCATCATCAATCTCTAGATCATCTAGTCCAGATTTTGGGTACTCTGGAATTCTATTCAAAAATATAAGAAACGTTTTGAGCATTGACCAATACTCACGATCTATTTTGTAGAATAACAAAGGAACAGCGCCTTCATCGAAGATATTGAAACAAATAATGAGATGATTCAGGATCAGATGATACTTTAGTTCACCTCCCTGATTCAAATATTTTTTGAATAATCTTTTGATATATTTGAACCGCCTCATATCATTTTGAAAATCCTCCATTGTTGCCGCAAGAGGATTTTCGTAATATTTTATAGCGAAGAGCAAATAGTTATCATCATTTAGTTCATCAAATCGCATTTAGAAGTTATGCAACTACAGTAATTGACCCTGCAGCGGTACCAATTGCGGCGGAGTTTGTGATGGTAGAGACAGTGCTCGTACCTTTGTCCTTGATCGTGCCACCATTCAAGGAAACAGCATCAGCACCGATGGACAGAACGTCATCTGCATCAGTTGCGGCATTGCCAGCAGCAATGGCGAGCGTGAACAGGAGACGATAGGTACCCGTACCTGAAAGATAGGAAAGGGTATGGTTGCTATTGGTATCGTTGGCAACTTCGAGTTGAGGAGTACCAGTAACATCCACTTCTTCGTTGAACGTAACACGAACAGACAACGTACCACCAGCAGCTTTGCTGAAGGATGAAGTAATAAGATCGATGTTAGTAATATCAGCAGAACCAACAGAAACTGCTAGTCCACTGATTGCAACAAGCACCTCAGGGGTGGCATCAGTATTATCACAACCAGTGAGAGCAGACCCGCCTCGAAGGACCCAACCTGCATCAGTAGCATAAACTTCTTTCTTTTCTGTCGCAGTCAAATTCTTGGGTTTAGATTCGTCTGCGTCAGATGCTCCCCAAAGTGCCATGTGTTTCTCGTTGGTTAGTCGTTTAGATATTTAGGTTAGGCGTCGTCCTTTACTTTGATAGCAGCAACAACTTGTTCGAGGAGGATATCATCCATCTCGGTCTTAGTCATTGCAACCGCCTTGCGAAGGATAGTGACGCAAACATTGATCATCAGTTCGCCCAGTTCCTCGTTCTCGGGGATCTTAGCGACAGCATCCATAAGAATTTTGGATGCGATTGGAAGTAAAAAAGCCATCAGTTACATAGCAACATCACACTATATATTCAGCAATCCCACTTACGAAGTGACTTATTGATTCTGCTGTCTGGATCAGATGCAGTTTTCTTAGAAGTCAACTTCTTTTTCATCCCTTTCATGCGTGCACAGAACGAAGAACGACGAGGATTCCCCTTAGTTTTCGTGGGTGCTTTTAGGTCTGAACCAGGGTTTGCTTTCTCATAGGACTTGCGTCCTTTTTCATTGAGACCACCTTCCTGATTCTTACCGGACTTTTTTGTCCAGGATGCTCCTTCAAGATACGTAGCAACACCAGCAGAAATAGGATCAAAAGAATTGTTCATTGCCTTTTGCAAAGCAGCATTTCTATTTCTAATCCCAGATGCTACACCCTGAAGAGTTGGTTTACCAACTGATTTATCACTGTGATTATCTTTACTTGCAGCTTTCCTTGCATTATTCATGATAGAAGCAACACCACCAACTAATGCAGCACCTGCTAATGCACCAGTAACAATACCTTCTTTTTGAAACCGATCACGGAATTTACGGAGAGGCATAGACTTGTCACGAAACTCTTTTGGAGATTCATAACCAGTGGGTTTAGACCCATCTTTGGTAGAAGAACGACGACCCAAGGTCTTCCTTTCAGAAGACTGAGCCATCTTATCTTTCTTACCATACTGAGTCTTGAAACCTTCCTCTACCTCGTTTACATCATCCTCACGGAATGGGGCGTTCGGAAATTTAGCACGTTTCAATGGTTCAACTTTTACTACGTCATGAATGACAGCAAAAGTCTCACCATATGCATCAGTAAGTTCTACATCTTCAAGGAATTTTCTAAAACTTTTCATCAATCAGACTCCCCAGCACGTGGTTTGTATGGGTTTGGTTTTGGTGCTCTCTTCTTGGCGAGTTGACCCTTGATCTTATCTACAGGAGTTTGTCCTTGATAACCTTTAGCACCTTTATCCTTCTTTTTACCTTGCGGTTGGATCGCTTTACCACGAGAGGACATCATGCCACCAGTCTTCCGCATATTGCGACTGACTTTATCAAAGGCACTCTTACCATCACGGGTTCCACCTTTCTCAGATGCTTTCCCAGTCTTATGATCCTTTCCAGTTTCCTTGGCGTAACGAGTACGCTCAATCATCTGGAGTGCTTGTGCTTCTACAGAGTCAAGCATCGGATTGTATGATGCCGTTTGAAGAGGCAGTTTTGCACCAGTCGATTTAGGTGCAGCACCCTTGGGGAATACCTTACGTGCTTCACCAGGAAGGAGAGGTCCCTTCATGATGTTTTCTTTTGCCTGCTCCCGCTTCTTCTTTGTCTTCGCCATGATCCGTGCCTTAGCAGCATCGGCATCTTTTTGAGTAACACGATAACCATCACGGTCAGTCTTCAGACGTTCCATGGGTTTATCGGAGCACGCACCCTCAGTCTTGAGTTCAGGGTTGATCTCGATTTTGTTTTTGATGCCGCTCGTCTTGATGTCTAAATCGTTTTGACGCTTAGCGGCTTCGGAAAAAAAACCGTCGTCCCCCATTTCCTCACGCCAATCAGAATGTTCCTTGACGCAATTGGGGACAGTGCGACCACCCTTGGTCTTGGTTCCTTTTGCCTTGTAACCTTTCCAGCAAGTAGAAGCACCAACGTTTTTACGTGCTGCTGACATGCTGCCTTCTTGAACGGCAGTTTCCTCTTTCTTCACATCGTTTCTATTATTCTTTTCAGCATCCTTGTTCAGTGCCTTGACAATCTTACCAGACTTCTTGTGTGCCTCAGTTCCTTTGTCACCACCTTGTAGTGCTGTACGTGACAGGTTACCTGCCTTACGGAACATCTTGTTTCTCTTATCTCTTGAGAGTTCTTTGTAACCCTCTTCCACTTCAGTCTCTTTACCTTCGACGTTCAAAGTCTCTGGGTAGTCCTTGTCACCTTTCTTAGCAGGTTTCTCGCCACGCTTACGCTTGGCATGAATATTTGCCCAGAGACCTTTCTTCTCTTCGATGGTCTCACCTTCTAACTCAACTGAGTCAGCAACGTGTGGTGCCAAGTTGTACATTGGTTCACCAGTGGTCTTGCTCTTCATACCCGCTTTGTAGTTGCGGTATGCAGGAGTGTTACCCTTCACATCAGCGTTGGTGATGGTGTATGCCTCACCCTGAAGTTCTACTTCGGCAGCATGTGCTGCTTCTTCTTCTTCTTTGACACAGTTAGGGACATCTTTACCGTCCTTTTTCTTTGTGCCCTTTGCTTTATATCCGTCCCAGCAAGTAGAAGCGCCAACATTCTTACGTGCCTGCTTCATGCTGCCTTCGGCAACTGCTTCTTCCTTACGGGTATCCTTACCATCTGCCTTGCCACCTTTGGCACGCTGAATGGCGTTATGAACGGCACCAGCGTGTTCCTTGGAACCGCTTTCTACTTTACCGTCGCCATCATAATCTTTTTTAGATTTCTTTTCCTCTTCATAATAAGGACGACGGAAGTCCTCATATGCTTGGTTCCAGAGACTCATTTTCTATGGTGGACGATTGACTATTATCTTTATTTAGCAGGAGTTGCGTCCTTCACCCAAGTTCTAAAAATTTTCTTACTCTCATCAAGGCAAATTAAATAGTTTGGTCCACGTCTAATGATCTTACCAGACTTATCACCGGCAGTGATTGGATCTCCTTCGTTAAAGATTTCGCCGGATTTATACTGTTCTTCTAGTGAACGCTCCTCTACAGGGATGACGTTCATCATCACGTAGTTATAGAGTTTACCGTTCTGTTCTGTCGCTAGTTTTGCGATCTCTGTAGCGCGAGACTTGCGAACTACGATGTTGATTGCGTTATATCCACTCTCATAGATGGACTGAAGAACATCATAAATGGTTTCAGCATTCTCGTCATCAATTACAGCGTCACCATATGCTTCTTTAATGCGTTCGATATCAGCATCACGAGATGGGAAGATATAAAACTGACCACCAGCAGCAGACTCCTGTGCTGTAGCGATTAC